GCTGCTGCATCAGGAGTCGCAGGGTCAATAACTGTAACAGTGATATCCTGCCAAGTCACTCGACCGGGATACTTAAAAGTATGCTGTACATAATTTACTGTTGGACCGCCCTCCATTTGAAAATTAGGCTTGGTTGCGCTTTTTACAAAGTAACTTGCCAAAACATCGCCATCTCCAGTGCCGGGTAATTCAAAAATAAATCTATAAGAACGTTTAGGTTCTACCGTGTTGTCTGTCCAAAAAGTCATTTATTGCTTCTCCTTAATAAGCTCTATTTATAAGTAGTTCTTTCCCGTATTAATCCTCGAAGGAAGCACCAGAATCTGTAATTACAAAATCAATTGCAATGAACTCAATTGATCTTGCAGGCTTAAGATAGATTTTTGCATACATAATGTTTCTATCAATCAAGTCTGGAGTGGTTGTTGTCTCATCTAAAATCAATCGGTAGTCCATCAAGCCAAGACCTGCTTTTACACCCTGTAGGAGTGGACCAACTCTACCTTTGAATCGATTCCAAGTGGTCTCAACATTTTGATCAAACAAGAGAGTTGCTGCAATAGTTGAGATTTGTCTTTTCAAGAAGATCAAAAGCCTTCTTACGTTAATCCTATCCAAAGCCGAGGGGGTAACCTGAAGTGTCTTTTGACCAAAGATTACAATACCCTCTGCTGGGAATTGCGCGATCGGATTAACATTAGCGTCGTAAAGTTTATCTCTATCTTTAGAGGTAAGTCTTTCGCGTACATTAAGAACTGGAATGCCTGCTGCGCCCAAACTCAAGCCACCTCGCGTGAATCCTGCAGGAGCAAACCAAAGTTCTTGAGTTCTTTGCCCGTAAGACATTGCACCAAGAGCAGCCACTGATGGGGGTGCCCATACAAGCGCATTGTTAATCGTGTCTTGAATTTGCACCCATGGATAATATGCTGCGCCAAAACTAGAATTGATCTGCAGATCGTTTTTCATATTATTAACCGTAGAAGCAACGCTTCCAAGCCGTGCGGTTGCCGCGGCGGTGTTTTCTGTACTTGGTACATATCCGCCCTGCAAATCGATAACAGCCATGGCATCACCGCGATCTTCACACACATCAACAAGGTTTCGGTTAAGAACATTGTTTGTGAGACCAGGCATCGCCAGAAGGTTGAAATCAGCAACCTCTGGGTCGCGAAGGCTATCGATAGCCACTTTTACCGAATTATAAGCATAGTTGGTACGTTCCGTTCCATCGCTTAAAAGCGTGTTTCTAAAAGGCTCTGCCTCCATAATATCCATTCCATCAAAACCGCCATGCATAACTGTGGTGAATTGATTAGCGCCGTTATCCAACACTTGCTCATATGAGGTTGAGTTGATATAAGTTTTGTCCGTATAAGTAGTTGATTTGTTAGCGGCTTGGCGCGAACCGGATACATATACATTGGTACCAGTAAGTGCCGTTGACGTATTCATCATATCATCCAATGTGAAGACGAATGACGCACTGGTTTGGATGCTAGTGGTCGCGGTTTCATAGGTGTAAAGTGCGACATCTTCTGGCTTGGGACCAGTGTAATCTCCAATGGTCTTTGACGATCTTCCATTGCGATTAAAAGTCGTATCCACACCAAAGTATACATTACGTGGATCAGTGGGATCACCTTCCGAGGCAGAAACTCTCAGTCTCAACTCTGGAAATCTAAAAGTAATTGGTGCTTCATCAAGAGTACCTGAAATTAGTTTGCCCTTCGAGGCATCGGCAGAGAGAAGCCTTTCGCCATTATAAAAATTAAATCCGCCTGTGACGAGATCCATTACTGTCGGTGCCTCGTCATCTACGAAGTTTTTAAGCTTGGGCGGACCAAACACGCCGAAAGGTAGAAGTTCTGGGCGTGTTTTAGCCTCATCTACCGCCTCGACCATATCTACATAGATATAATCCGATTTATTAGCATAATCACCATAAGAGGTGTATTTTCTGTTTTCATCATCCCAAACTAGATATTGGTTACCGATTTTTCGAGCAATATAGTTTTCCGATGAAGGGTTGAGATTACAGTTGTTGAACTGCTCCAGAATTTTAGGGCGATTATCGGTGTCACCCATTGCGCGTATAAGAACAGTAAATGTACCATACTTATTCGTATCATCCGGCGATGCTTTAATATCTCTAATGGAGATTTTGATGTTTCTAGAAGCCCAACGACCTGTATTTCTACCAACCAAGCGGAAAAGCTTCTGCTGATTCTGGGCGTCAAATGAGCCAGTATTTTGGTTACTCATATCTTGAGCGATGAAATAACCCGTTTTTGGATCCGAAAAATCTCTATTAAAGACTGCATGAGACTTGCTATTATTAAACAAGGGGATAATAACTCCATACTGATCAGCGGCGTCACCTCCAGTAAGAACCACTTTGGAAATTTCATCCTCAAAAGTCTCACCTAGCCAATAGTTTTCAAACGATGCAGATTGTGTCTGATCGGTGATTGAGCTATTTGTTAGAGTTGGATTTGTATTGAACACCTTTCTGATGAAATTGGGACTACTTGGATTAAAATTAAACTTAGTCTCAACATAAGTTTCTGCACCAGTGCCTTTACCGATAACAGCCTTAAATTCGCCTGCTGCGGTAGCGCGGATATAAGTATTACTAGCAACTTTGTTTAATGTTTGGGCTGCTGCGGGCCCGCCGGCACCACCGGCGCCTGAACCACTAATATCAACAAGACCGCCAGCAGAAGAGCTTACAGACGTTCCAGAAAGTGCAACGGAGCCGGTCATCACATAGAAAATCGCAGCGAGAGAGCCCGTGCTTGTGCCGCCCGCGCCATCACTAAAGGCAGTGTCTTCTGATCCGGATTGAAGTACAAAAAGACCAAAAGCGCCTCCTGCTGAAGTATCGCTTACCGTAGGATCTGTATTTGTGGTTTTCCAACCGGCTAAACCGGCTGATGTTGCGTTCTCATGCTCTCGACCAACAAGACGAACAAACGTAATAGGAGAATTATTGCGCAACCAGGCTTGGGCTGCATATGCACCATAAGTTGGTCCAAGGGTGTTTCCGTTTCTTGAAATATCATCGTTTGTGTTTCCCGCAACGGGCGCCCCAAATTTTTGCACAAACTCTTCAAACGAGTTAACCACTGTGGGTTCAAGACCTGGACCCTGTTGGGCGCGACCAATGATTGCTGGTCCGGTTGCACCGGGTGTTGCTGGAAGTTGTGAGTTGTCAATTTCATTGACGAAAACTCCCGGTGAAATAAATTTGAAATCTTTTGCAGCCATACGTAAAATCTCCTTGTAGTAAAAACCGAGTTTCTTTATTAATTAGTTGACTAGATAGCGAAAAACCTTATTTTAATCTCTATAAAAACTCTTATCATCTCCGTAGTCGGGGATATCCCCCATAATTACCTTTTCCCTTCCAATTTTGACTTCTACAAAATTTTCCTTTTTAATGAGTTTTGGGCGCTCTCCATTGGGTGACTCACCTATTAAATATCCTACAACCTCAAAGTTTAAAGCGGATTTTATAGTGCGGCTTTGACCGGTCATCTGACTAAAATTGTTTTCCTGGGTAAGATCAGACTGAAGAAAAGCCTCATATTTGTGATTGTCTTTTCCAATAGAAAAAGAATTGATTGAACTACCCAAAGTAATAAACGGAGAAAGTAAATCATTCATTTGCTGAACATAATCCGTGCGCACGACAACGCGATAGTTTAAGGACACGCTGACCGGAAGAGGCATACTTAAAGTTTCATAGACAACTTTTTTATTATTTTTAATTGGATAATAGCCTTGACGACTTGGAGTTCTGTTAACGTCGCCAAATTTCTTTCTATTATCTGCAATTGCGAAATTGCTTGTTTTATCAGAGACAATTTTTCTAGATAAAGTTACTCGACCGTATCTTTTTTTATCATCGATGTTAACACCTGATAAACCATAATAAGATCCTTTTCTTGTAAGGCTTTTTTGCACAGAAGTGCGTTCGATGGAAATAAGTGGTAGCATCAAGGTTCCATCTATATCTCTTACGTCTTTGTTGCCTTTGGATAGAAAAGCCCGTTCAGCAGAAGCCCAGATGATTTTCACTTTTTTCCAGCCTTCGTTGGTAGTGGCACTACTGTTCATAACAGAATCAACAAAGTCGTAAAAGGCATAATCAATCGTTTCTAGGGTTGAGGGTTCAATTTCCTCAACT